CATTCGCCATAGCACGGCCCATCGCGTTCGCCTTCATCTTGCCCGTCGTGCCATAGAGGTTGTCCTCGATAGCTTCTTCGGTGATGGCGAAAGCCATGGCAACGGTTTCGTGCGTGTAGCGGCTCGTCCAAGCTTCGGAGGCGGTGTCGAAGAACACCTGATCACCTTCGGACTTGACCGGGGCCGTACCAAAACCCGTCATCAACACTTCTTCTTCGAACGAACGATCAGAACGCTCGATGTCGAACAGCGGTGCATGTTCGTTGTCGATGCTCTTATAGGCCGTGCCGAAGATCGCGTTAAGGCCGGGAACAAGCTGCTTCGCAAACTGTGCGCGAGTCAAAATTGACATTGTTCAGGTCCCCCTATTAGGCCGCAGAAACTTGCTGGAGGATCGGACCATTCAGCTTCACAACGACAATCGGGTACGGATCGCCCCAGTTGTTGTCAGGAATGTTGGCCAAACCCACAAGCTTCAAAGCGGTGCCGACAGCGGAAGTACGGGTGGACGCATCCAGCGTATACTGGGACGTACCGTACACCGAGTTGACATCACCGCCCGCCGCGGTCACATCGAAGTTCAGGCCGAGGTCGCCCGCCGTAACGGAAGCGTCAGCCTGCACGATGAAGAGCGCGAAGGGATTGTCCACGACGTAGGCGGTCGGGCGGTCGGAACCGTCGTACAGGCCAGCCGAAGACGTATCTGCGGGGATTGAGTTCTTAAGTTGCGGCTGCTTCGTGGTCGGATCGATCCACGCAAAGCCAGCAGCGACACCCAGCAGGGGGCCACCACCAGTACCAGCCGAAACAATTACGCCGCCCGACAGCTTTACCGGAGACCCCTTACCGAGGTCAGGGCAGTTAGCGCCATTGGGAAGCGGATAAGCGCGGACTTCGTTGCCGTGGGTGCCAAGGGCCGCCACTGCGCGAAGACCGAATGGGGCAAAAGATTGTGCCACCTTCTATCCTCCTTCGTTGTGTTATCCAAATGAGGGACGTCGCCCCCTGGAAAATCGTTTTGAACCTTCGTTGGCAAACTGCTGCTTACGGCCCATGCCGTCTTCGTAGCTGACCGTCTTTAGATCGAAAGCCTGCTCCGCTTGTATGGCTCTGTCTTCGCCCCACTTTTGGATGGCTTCCGCTTTCCGTCGAGGTAGCTTTGCGAAGACCAGGTCTCCGTTGATAGCTGCGCCTGCCAAAGCAGAAATTTTGCTTTCAAGACCGGGGAAAACGTATCCTTCGGGAACTTCTTCCAGAGGAACGAATGACCACCCTTCTCGCATGCGCTGAGAGATGTTGTTGAAATCATCTTGGTCCCTAACCCGGAAGCGAATCCATCTGTAGACGAACGCATCGTCGTCGGGCATTGGGGGGATTTCTAGCGCATTAGGAGGATTATACTCTGTTTCCAGAGAATTTTCAAGTGCTTCATCGACGGCGTTGTTAGGGGCCGCAAAGAGTTTGTTTTTCATTATAGAATCTCCGTGTATTGGCTGACGGTCTGGGCGGCACGTTCGGTCTTGGCCTTCTCGCGGGCGTACTGTTCGACGCTGATCCCGAGGTGGTTGGCCATGTCCCGGTCCGCCTGCGTGATGGTTACGCGGACCTTGCCGGGAGCAGGTGCCGGTGTGGACCGGTTCTGGATAGTGGGGTTGTTAGCTGGCTGGCGGGCCGGGGCTTGACGGCCTAGCTTGTGGGGGAACTCCTGCTGGAGCCGCCGGTCAAGTTCCTCAAAGTAGTCAGGGTCGCTAGGAATATAGCCATCCTGAACCATTTGCTGGTCAATGACGCGGGCACTGGTTGTCATAACAGCGTCCTTGTTGAACCAGCTTTTGTTGCGATCGTACCAGTCGACAGCAGCCGGGCTGGGTTGGCGCCTAGGAGGTGGGGGCTGTGTCGGCGGGGTCTGCGGCGGGGCTTCCTGTCCAGTAGGCGCCGCCCGCGTAGGGATCGACCGCCTGTCCTTTTCAGCTTGCGCTTTAGTTGACGTGATGCTAGCGATTTGCTGCTGGATTTCGAAGATTTTGTCCCGGTCGCCCGAGTCGTAGGCAGCATCGAAGTCTCGGCGCAAAGCCTTCATCGAGGTGTCGAGCTGCTTGATGTATAGGTCGAAACCAATAGCAGCGCCTTCGTCAGCTTCGGCTTCAGCTCGCTGCGCCCGGCTTTCAAGGACGGACAGGCGGGCTTGTGCTTCAGCTAATTGTCTGGCATAAGCATCACGTTGGTTCTTGAGGCGTTGACTTCGCGTCTGCTTCCTTGGACCGCTGGAAGGGGACTCGGATGGACTCTCGTCGTCAGACTCGTCATCTTCAGAAGGTGTGGAAGCGACTGCGGGTGCGGGCGCCTGAGCAGCTTCTGGAGGTGGCTCGGCAGCAGGCTCTTCCACGATCTCAATGTCGGATGCTTCTGCGTCGGCTGCGGCTTTGCCTGGGTTGTCGAGGTCGATTTCTTGATAGCCGGATTCGGACATGATTTATTCCTTGAAGTTGGAGTCGAGATATTCCGGGGTATCGACCACAAGCTCGATGCTAGAAGCTTTGATGAGGAGGAGCTTCACGCCCTTCCAAAAGATTTTCTGGCCTGCGAGTTTTGAGTATACGATGTGGTCGCCGGGCTTGACCCAAGGACCTTTCCGGTATATATCTTCGTCGATGAATGCGAGTTCGCCCAAAGCAAGGACGCGGCCCACAGTGTTGAGATACTCACGGTCTTCTCGGAATGAATCAGGAAGAAGGATACCGCCCGCAGATTTGCGCCTAATAGGCACAGGCCGGACAAGAATCCCCACTCCGGGAATCCGTGGCAGTGGCGTCGGATCGGAAACTTCGTCAGCCGAAATCCACTGGTCGTTAGAAATGGCCCCGTCTAGGGGCGCGCGGGTAGTAAGCATCAGTTCCTTTCCTCTGGGGGAGTTGATTGGAAGAGGTCTTTTAGGATGTTGACGGCAAGACCCAAGCCGCTTATGACGCCGCATGCGCGAGCGTATTCATCGTAGGAGGTCGCTGACCCCCTAGCTAAAGCATCTTTCTTTTGGTCGATGTGCTTCTGGACTTCGGATACGTATTCTGATAGTAGTTTCATGTGGCGGGCGTGTTAGCTCTTTCTGCAAGTCTTTGGGCTTGAATATCCGCTAATTTAGCCGAGTTGTCAAGTATTTTCGCAGAGGCGTCGATTTGGTTCCGCTTTTGGGAGTTTTGGGCTTTCAGAAGCATATCCGTTTCTTTGAGGTCTAGCTCGCGGTTCTTCTGGGCGATCTTGGCTGCCTCGCGGATATCTTGAGATTGGATGCGCTGTCCGGCCATCTCAAGTTCGGCAGCTTGAAGTTGGAGCATTTGCTGCTCGACGTTAGCTTGCTGGGCTTGTGGGTTGCTGGCCGCTGAGATTTGCACAAGCTGGGTGGCGATCTGGGCCTGGACGTTTTCGTCTTGGATGGGCATGCCCATCTGCTGGGCGAGCTGCATGGCTTGGGCAACGAACATCAAGACTTTGTGTTCGGCAATGTTGGCTGCAAGGACTTGCTGACCCAGCGCAATAGTCTGATCGTTGGCGCCCTGCATCTGAGGTGCTTGTAAGAAGGCCGTTTTGACTGCGATATGGGCAGCGTGGTTCTGGCCTAGCTGGGCCTTGATGGGTTTGCCGGACATAGCCACTTGAATTTCAGTGAGGGGGTCGGCGCTGACAGCTTGGGCTTCGGGGTTAGTCAAAAGCTTGTCGATGGACTCGACACCAAGGGCTGCATAGTAGCGGCGCAAGGCTTCGCGCATGTCATGGAGTTGGGGGAACTGGGCTGCCGTGTTGAGTTCGATCTGAGCTTTGGCTACCCGCTGCGATTCGGTAAGGGCGTTGGGGTCGGAAGCCGGAATGACATCAACGATCTGGGGATTGAAGTCAGTGCGCTGGACGTACTGATTTTCGGAACCTACCACGAAGTTGATGACGTCGGGCAGGTTCTCGAAGTTGAGTTCGCCGATTAGCTTTAGGAACTCGCCCTGCGACTGGTGAAGGCGCTTGTGAATGGACGAGTAGAAGCGTTGGGAAGCTTCAAGCAAAGCTAGAGTAGTTGCCGCTGGACCGTAGTTGGTGCTGTTGGCAACGACTTCGTCAGCGGAGTCGGCGAACTTCTGGCCCGACTCTACCATGTACTTCATGAGGCCGAAGAGGGTTTGGCTGGGTTCCTTGGTGGGAAGCGGCAGGAACGCCTTCTGAAGTTCTTCGGGCGATAGGTTGACGTCGCGAAACTCGCCGAAGCCAAGGGGCGTGTCGGATTCGGCGAACTTAGCGTCTTGCGATTTAAAGCCTGCGGTCCAGTTAGCGTATTGACCGGAGTCGACTAGAGCGCGCAGGGCAGCAGAGGTGGATGCGGCGAGGTCGCCGATAAGATGGACGTAGCCAAGGGAGTAGATGCCGAAGGCCGGAATGAACTGGTCGATGGTGTACCAGAGGCGCTTGGTCATGGCCCGGTCTTCTTCGCGCCAGTTGCGACGAATGGAGTAGACGTTGCCGGTCTTGACGTTAAAGTGGACGATGTAGGGCGCTGTGCCGCCTTCGGGCAGGAAGGGATCATCGCCGTTTAGGTCGAGATAGCAATGGGACTCACCGACCGTAAAGCCTTTGCGTTCAAGGGACATATCGAAGCCTTGGGCATTGGCGATGGCTTCGGTGATTTCGTTGGTGTCGAGTGTTTCCTCGGCGTCGTTCTCAGTAAACTCGCGGAAGGTGTCGGAGGCGATGAGGTTGTCCATCTTGCGAGTAGACAGCTCCATGACTTCGATGTATTCTTCGGCGTCCTTCAGATGGGAGACGGAAGGGTCGACATAGAAGTTTTCAGCGTAGACAATAGTTGGGTCAGGAATAACGGAGGTGGCGTTCCATCCGGCTTTGCGGATGCCGGTGCCCATGAAGCCGACGCGGAACAGGTTACGTTCTAGGTCGCTGTAGAAGCCTGGGATTTGCTCGGTGAGCTGGTAGTTCATGTAGGTGCGGACACGCTGGGCAGTGTTCTCGCGGATCACGTCGACGTAGCCACGAACCTTGGTACGAACGGGGCCTTTGGCTGGCCAGAGTTCTTGAATGGCCTTGGCTTGGAACTTGACTACGTTTTCGATAAGGAGGGGGTGGACAGCAGTACAGGCACCTTCGACGTCCGTGTTGCCCTCGCCTTCGGTATTCAGGCCCAGGTAGCGGATGCCTTGCTTGATCTTTTCTTCCCACTGCTGGCGGGAGTTCTTATAGTTTTGAAGGGCGTCTTGACGGGCCGAGCCGATGTCGCGTAGGATAGCGTCGTCCATGGACAGGGCCAGATTGGCGCCGAAGGACATGTCGACTTCAATCACCTCTTCAGGGACTTCAAGTTCCAAGGTTTCTTCGGAGAACTCAAATTCCATTTCAGGGGCTTCTTCAAGATTATCGGACATGGGTCACTTGGCTCCAATAGCTTTTGAAAGGACGGCGGCGGGATACTGGGTCAGGTTGGTTGACCGCCTCTTGGGTTAGTTGGTAGCGGCGCCGCAAGTAGAGAAGCGCCATGACCATGGAATCGACCGCGTCGTCATGGGCGCCTTTTGGGAACTCAAGGGCTTCCTGAAGGAGTTCGGCTGCGAACTTCTTGCCTAGGGGTAGCCAGACGCGCTGCCGCTCAACGATACCGCTGACGGCATGGGCACGTGCTACTTTATCACGATCCGGCTGAAAAGGCAATACTGGCAAGCCGTTAAGCTTAAGGTCTTGGAGGAGGGACTGACCAGAGGCTTTGTTTTCGATGATCATGCGGTCGGGCCTGTACATGTTGTATTGCTCTTTGGCAGCGGCCCGGAGTTGGGGGAAGGACCAGCGGCCCCTCACCTGGTTTAGGAGAATGGCGTTAGGCTCTTGATATTCGTAGCCTTTGTCGTCCGTGAAGGTCAGGTGAAAGATGCCCCATGTCTGGATCACGGAGTAGTCGGCCTTGGCTTTGGTGGAGAAAGCCGTGTCTAGGGTCTGAATGATTTCGTCACATTCGGGCGGATCGTCTTCGTCCCAGTCTTGAAAGTCGTCCTTGTTGAAGACGTTGCCATCCTCGCCGGTTGGGGTCTGCATATACAGGGCGCCCCAGTCTGCCCGATTCAGGCCCTCGCGAGTGGCGATCAGGTCGTCCATGGTGATGAACTCGGGCCAGTAGGATTCGCCTTCGGGCAGCATCAGGTGGTCGGCGGCAGGCTTGTCAAGGATTGCTGGGATGGATATGACTTCCCACTGGTCGACGCGGGCGTTGCGGGCAGACTTGTCGAGGAGGAAGCCGGAAAGGTCGCGCACGTGCCAGCGTGTGTTGACAAGGACGATGCGGGAATCGGGCAGCTTACGGGACCGGAAGCCGGGGCCATACCAGTTGTTGACCCGTTCGCGTTCGGTGTCGGACTTGGCGGTCTGTTCGGAGAGGGGGTCATCGAGGATGCCCAAGTTGAAGCGATAACCGGCGATGGACTTGCCTGCACCGGCTGGCATGAAGGAGCCACCTGTTACGAGCTTCCAGCCGGTAACGCCGGACATGTCGTCGCGGATGTGGACGCCGGGAAAGATTTCTTGGTATTCGGTGGAGCGCACTAAGTCGCGGATACGGCCAGAGCATTCCACGGCCTTGTCGGTGGTGTGCGAAATCCACATGATGCGCCAAGTAGGGTGGCGGCCCAGACACCAAGCGGTGAAAAGCATCAGGAGAACGGACTTCATGGAGCCGGGCGGCAGGGCCAGCATCAGGCGGTCGACGAGGCCCCGGTCTACTTCCTGCAAAGTGGCGGCGATGGCTTCGATGTGGCGCCCGTCACGGTAGTCGTTGCCATCAAGCATCAAATGCGCGAGGAGCTTGACGAATACGTAGAAGTCTTCTTGCGCCTCCAGTACCGCTTTTTGGTGGAGGGCGTCAGCCAGTTCAGCTTTTAGCTGGAGAAGCTTTTCGTCTTTAGTGGATGCGGAGTTTTCGCTCAATGTCCGGCTCTGCTTCGCGTAGGATGGCAGTCAGTTCGCTGATCCGGGTATCCAGTTCTTCTTTGGAATGGATGGTGCGGTGCGTGATTTCTTTCTTTTCGACGAACATGCCTAGGTATTTGGCAAGGTTCTCCATGGCGCGGTTGGCGTTAGTAAAATCGCCGGAAGCCATGGCCTGGGTGGCAATGTCGTTGAACCACTTGACTACGTCTTCTACGTTGATTTTCATGCGGGCCTTCTCCTCGATTTCGAAAGCAGTAACTAGATCGTTGAAGTGTGGAATGGATAGGTTCTTGTTGGCCATAGCCAGCAGAACGGCAGGATTGACGGTATCGTAGCCCGCGAGGCGCATGGCGCCACATTTGTTGGTGCGTCCGTTCAGGGCATAGTGGCGGGCGAACTCGACTTGCTTGGGGCGCAGCTTTTTGATCTTGTTTATTTTGTCCCAAGAGGCTTGCCATGTTTCGCGCAAGTGGTTCTTAAGGTCGCGGATGGCTTTGACGTTCTCGGCGCGAATGCCGTGGCCGGGCTTGTGGATGTTCATGGCCTTGAGTTCGCGCTTATGCTTGGCCACCCGTTCCTTCTGGGAAAGGGGGTTGCCCGTACGTTCCCGCGCGCTCTTCTTTATTTTGTCGAAGTACGCGGGCAGTTTCTTGGTGCTGACTTTGGGAACGTAAGGCTCGTCGGTCATGCTGGTGCGGGTTCCTCTTCATCTTGACGAACGATGGAAATGCGCGAACGGCCCTTCTGTTCGACAGAACCGGAACGCCCAGCATTGAAGAAGCGCAAGCCTTGGCGTTCTAGGGCTGGGCGAATGCGCTTCAGTTCCGCAGCAAAGCTGTGAGAGGTCTGGGGTAGGCGTTCGCGAGGGCCGATGTTCATTTCCAACTGTCCAATCAAATCCGAATAGGTTCCTGAAAACTCCTTCTGTTTTGCCATCATGCGTAGCAGTGCAGATGCCATGCCATTGAACTCTAGCATTTGGGATTCGGCTGCCGAGCGGTTGTTCTTATAGACTTCCATAAGACGACCCGGCGCCCAGCCAAAAGCTTGTTCGGCGGCAACAGCCCACACTGCGAATGCAGACATGCGCGGCTTTTCAGCCAAGACTACATTACCATAGTTTTGCATAGCTTTCAATGCTGCATTCATGAGGGAACCTAGTAGGCGTGGATGGTCGGCGTGGAAGCTGTCCCAAAATTCAGAGTCGTCACGGCGCAGGCGCGGGTCGATACGGGGCAGGTGAACGTGGATGGAGCGATCAACAAGATCGCCGCGCTCGACTACGTCAGGGATGCCGTTCATGGCCACGGGGCGACAGACGCGCACGGCGGACTCTTCGGCGTTGGTGTAGAGTGCGCGACCACCTTGGGCCCCGGTGCCGGTGCTGATGACGCACAAGGCGTCTGACATCTTGTTGCTGATGTAGGATACATTATCGAACGCTAATATGAAGGAGTTGCGTACCATAGCTTGGAGGTCACGTTGGTCTTCGGGGGGCGTACGCATGTCGAGGGCATGGGGGTCGATGATGCGACGCATAAGGCGCAGGACGGTGGACTTACCTGAACCTTGCTCGCCTGAGATGGTGAGAACTGGGTAAGGGCCTTCCGGGCGCAGGCAGCCGAGAAGCCACGCCGTTAGTAGCATTAAGGTGTCATCGTCAGAAGCAATGTACTTGCGAAGCAGGGTAGGAAATTCTGATGGATCAGCGTTGAAGTCGGGTTCAATCAGAGGCAGAACACCCGCACCACGCAGCATGCGGATGTGGGTAGGACCGCCCTTGACGAGTTCGATGCCGGTCGGGGTGATGCGCCAAGCATCGTTTGCGTCGTTGCCCGTGTCTATGTAGAGTTCGCCGATGCGCCCACCCACGCGAATGTAATCTTTGAGTTTGGGGCCACGGGTGCGGGTCCAATGCGCGAAGTAAGTTTGAGCAGAGTTGACAAGATCGCCGTTGGGTACCAGGTTGATTTGATCGACGCAGAAGGCAGAAAACCAACCACGGAAGTCACAGTTGCCGACGGGGGTTATGGCCAGGGTTCGGCGAATGCCGAGGTCGGTGTAGTCTAAGAAGAGGCGTCCATCTTCGGTGGTCCACGGGGTCAGTTGGGCTTTGGCGTCGTTAAGAAGTTGGACGCGATTGACTTTGTCAGACATGTATGGCTCCTTGTTAAGAAGCGCATATTAGCCTAGGTGAGAAAGGTGTGCAAGTAGATTCTCACTCGCTCACTCAATGATGCGGTAGTTGGTATTGTTAAGGATGGCGAGGATCGAAACGAGAACTGCATTGATGGAAGTGATGGCGGCGGAGTTGGTGGTACCAGTAGCGGAGGCCGCGCTGACTCGGATTTCAAGGGTTGAGACGACGTTGTTGGTGGATGTCAGGGCTGCCGAAACGGCATTGACTTGAACTTGAAGCGCCGATACTGAGGCTGATACAGAAGCTACGCGCACGTCAAGGGCAGACACAAGAACCGATACGGCGTTGACTTGGGACTGGATAGCGGACGCCTGAGCCGATACGGTGCTGACGCGGATTTCAAGGGCGCTGACGACATTGTTGATGGAAGTAATGGCGGCAGCGTTGACTGAGGTAGCCGCGCTCACAGCAGCGACTTGAATGTTAAGGGCGCTGATGGAAGCTTGGGTGTCGATCAGGACGGTGGAGTTGGTAAAGACCCCGGCGCTGGTGTTCCACGCGATGACTTCGTTGTTGGCAATGGAGGCGCTGGAAGAGGTCTTGACGTCGTGCAGTTCGCCGATTTCGTAGCCGTTCTGGGTTTTGACGTAAATGGAGCCCGCGCCGACGGAGCCACCCTTAACGGTGTAGCCAATCATAACCAGGTGCTGGGGCGCGATGGGCTTAGTGGCAGTTAGCTCACCGGCTGAGACCGGAGATAAATAGACAATCTGACCATCAGTGAAGGCGCCGGTATTTACGTTACGTACGATGCCATTGGTAGCCACGTAACCGGAAGCGTTTACAGAAACCGTTTCTAACATGATGCCAAGGACTGTGGCACTGTTAGCGTCATTGTCGGCTTGAGCTAACTTGACGGTAAGGCGCTGTCCTTGGGCACCCGTAACTTCTACGACCTTGCCCTTAGTGAGGGTAGCAGCAGTATTGTTGTAGACATACATGACTTCGCGTTGGCCGATAAGGAGGTTGGAGTTGCCCCCTGCCAAGCCGATGTCAAGCGTACCGTATTCAATGTCCCAATGCAGACGCCCGACTGACGTAGCAACTGTGGTGGAGGTGTCGAACTCGATGTACTGGACTGCGTCCATAAAGTCGCCGACGCGGTTGACCTTGGTGGAGAGGACGACGTTAATGGAAGTGATGGCGGCGCTATTGACGGATACGGATGCGGATACGGCAGTAAGGCGGATATCAAGGGCCGAAACGGCGGCGTTGATAGATGTGACGGCGGCTGTATTGGTGGATACAGCAATTGACAAGTTGCTGACGCGGACTTCTAAAGCAGCGATAGCCGAAGTGTCGATGGTAGCTAGGACCGAATTGATGGCGGAAATAGACGCCTGTACTTGCAGCATCTGGCCGTTAAGAACGGATACTGAGGCCGATACGTTGGTAAGGTGGATGTCGAGAGCGGACACCAAAGCGGACACGTTGGCGATTACTGCATTGGCTGAGACGATGGCAGCGGAGGCGTTGCTGACACGAATTTCTAAGGCGGATACTACATTGTTGGTCGAAGTAAGGGCAGCAGAAACGGCGTTGACTTGGATTTGCAAAGCGGACACCGAAGCGGACACCGAAGCGACGCGAGTGTCGAGAGCAGATACGACAGCGTTGGTGGAGGTGATGGAAGCTGCATTGGCAGAAACGGCAGCGGACACTGTACTGACGCGAACTTCTAGCGTAGACACTACTGCATTAGTGGAAGTTAGGGCCGCTGATACTGCGTCAACTTGGATTTTCAAAACCGATACAGAAGCTGATACGGCAGCAACACGTGTATCCAATGTAGATACTACGGCGTTCGTGGAGGTAATGGCCGCAGCATTAGATGATACTAGGGCGGATACCTGGTCTAGGCGAACCGATACAGTAGCGATGTCAGAGCTTAGTGTGCTGGTGGCGAAGATGGCTAGAGTAGAAACAAAGGTCTGGACAGTGCCGCCGTTCTGGACAATCGGAACCAACTCGGGTCCTGTAAGGGGTCCGGCTGTCGTAAGTTCCGAAATCTTTTGTGCTGCGGCCATATCAGCCTTTGATAATGTTTACAATTCGTGAATTAGCACCGAGTGCAACAAACTCATGCGGATCATTCGGCTTCCAATCGGCCACATCACCAGCCCTGAGAACCCGTTCCCAGCCATTGCCATGCGCCCGAAAGGAGCCGCGCGCCACCACGGTAATGTAAACGTCAGCCTCGCCATGCGTGTGCATGGGCAGAACGTCACCGGCTTCAGGAAAGTCATAGGCAGTCCCATTGAGCCGTCCGAAAGTAAAAGGCTTGGCCTGGAGCATCAGATCACCGTGGGGCCTTCTGACGGGGCCGCAGGCGCTATCGTG